TTGTGTGAACCTTTAAAAGTTCGTACAATTACTGTCGGTACTGCTCGTAACTTCCTTCTGAAGCCGCTTCAGAAAGCAATGCTCGAATCCCTACGTTCTTTAAAACAAATGTCTCCTTGTTTTACTCCTGATTACCAGGATGAAATCAATGAGTTATCTCAGAAGGAAGGAGATTGGTTGTCAGGAGATTATACTTCTGCAACTGATGCACTTCACTCTGATTTGTTTAGATCTGGTTTGTCTTCACTTAAAGACTATCTTCCAGAAGAACTTTGGGATTTGGTTGAAAGAGAATCTGGACCTCACCTCTGTGAGTACCCAGAAAAATATGGAATTGAACCTACTTGGCAGACCAATGGTCAACTTATGGGCTCACTTCTATCTTTTCCTCTTCTTAGCCTTGCTAACGCTTTTACTCTATCTCATACACTTGGTAAACCAATAGAACAACTACCTGCCTTGTTTCATGGTGATGATTTACTTGCAAAAGTAACTCATCAACAATATGAACAATGGAAGGCATTTTGTCCTACGATTGGTTTGTCCTTGAGTATTGGTAAGAACTATTTTTCACCTAATTGGGGATCTATAGATTCTCAGGTTTATTATGAAGCTGAGAAACTCGGAACTGGAAAATTCAATGCAATAAATACAAAGAATGTTCAGTCTATCCCTACGCTGGTGAAGCGTGGTGTACCAAAACCTTTGATTGTTTCCTTATTCAAGAAGCAACTTACATGGACTCCTCGGAGTCTTGATGTTGCAACTGAATTTGGAGGCCTTGGAATTCATGGTGAACCAAAAACTGTTTTAGAAACAGCTGTGTTCCACCGGAAAATCCATAGGACTTTCAAACGTAGAGGTACAACTGACAGTGGATTCTCTTATACCATTGATTCTTCATTTAAGGAAGGTGTTGTTGATTCATTTGATTCAATTGACATTCCTGAAGATGTTGAAAATCAGTACGTTTCTGATTTCAAAGGTCTTAAGAGGTATCATAATCATAGATTTCAAAATTTCGAAATCCCTGATCCTGTCACGGTTTATGTGAGAAAACAATCCCCCTTGTTAGAGAATCTGATCCGTCATTCTCGAGCACTTTACAGTGCTGAGTTGACAGACCTAGATTTCTAGTCACGGTACGATGTTCCCAC